CCCTGCGACTTGTGCGAGGTGATCGCGAACGGGTGAGCGAAATCGAGCACGGTCTGATCCTTGTGCTCGAAAAACGCGGTCCATGCCGCGCGCCGCGCTTTGTCGACGCTGCGATCGGACTTGTAAGCCTTCTGCAGGTCCATAGCCTGCCCCCGGAGCTGCTCGAGCCGGACGTTCCACGGGTTATTGCGATCGTTCTGATCCCGGCCGCTCAGATACTCGACGAGAACTTTCCGCCCGGCGAGGTTACGGACGAGAGCCGTCTCGCCCCAGACCCCTTTACCTGTGACCTCGAGGATCTCGAGTTGATCCTGATTTGCGACGACCATCCCTTGCCGGTGAACATGGAACGCGCTTTGTGCAATCACGACCTCGCCGGCCTCGAACGTCTCCGCGTCGTGCCCGTAGACCTTCTGACAGGCGGCCTCCTGTACGGCGTCGACGGTGCGGTTCCGGTAGCCGACAAAGACGTCGCGCTCCTCCTCGTTCGCGCTGGGGACGCCGACCTCGCCGAGGAACGCGTCGACGGCTTTCGTCACCTTGCGGAGCCCCGGGCCGGTCATGTCGTGCCACGCGCCGCCCTCGATCACGGTCCGGCCGAAATGCGGGATCGCACTGTCGCCGCTCTGGCGCATGATCTGGGTCAGCTCGTAGCGGTTCGACAAGCGATCCCATTTGATTTCTTGCGCGTTGACCGGGGGGAGCTGGTTCGGGTCGCCAATGATCAGGACCTTACCCCCGAATGATTTGACGGCCGCAACAATGTCTTTCAGGTGTTGCCACGACAACATAGAGACCTCGTCGATCACGACGAACGCCGGGCGGAGCTTCTGGATCACGCCCCTGTCCAGCTTGCCGAACTTTACCTTGCGATCGTCCTGCTCCTCCTCGCCGATCATGGGACGGATCCCGAGCGCCTGTTGCGTCGTCGTCAGGATCAGACGCCCCGGGCGATGGAAATAGTAATCATATCCGACCTCATAATTCGTAAGGCCGTTATCGGACAGGAACCGGCCGGCGACGCGGACGGCTTTCCATGTCGGAGCGAGCCAGAGGATCTCGTCGAGCGGCCCCCTGTTCTCGTTTATCACGTCGAGAAAACGGCCCGACGTGAAACTCTTGCCGGTCCCGGCCGCGCCGAACAGACAGAACAAGGAGCTCTCCGGGTTCGCGTTGAACTGGGTGAAAGCGTTGTACGCATCTAATTGTTGGGGGTTCATAGTCGACATTTGGTTTTCCTCATTTCTAGCTTGCGCTGTTGCGCCCCTCTTTGTAGTCTCAAAATTCCGACAAGGTCAACACACAAGGAGACATGACCATGAAAATCAAGATTGAGATCGACACGTCGAAAGGCGAGCACAAGACGAAAGAGGCGATCGCGCTGCTCGGCGGTTCCGTCCTTCTGGCCCTTCTCGACGACGATATGAAAGCCGTCCAGACGGCGCGCGCAAAAGGTTCCGACGATGCGCCGGCAAATGTACCGAGCCCCGGCACGATCCCCCCGTCGGATAATGTCGAGGAGGATCAGCCGGACGATTACGATCCGGCAAACCGCATATACGGCGAGAAGGGGCAAAAGAGCCGCCGGACGAAAGCCGAGATCGCCGAGGACGAGGATCTCGAGACCCGCTGGTCGGCCCTGTGGCCGTCTAAGGATATCCCGACCGACAAGACCGTCGGCGAGCTCGAGTATATTATCGCCCAAGTCGAGAAGGCCGCCGAGGAGGCGGACGCGGAGGAGGCCGCGGACGAGGACGACGACGGGTTCGAGCTCGACGACGACGACGACAACGGCGACGAGGAGCCCATGACCGAGGACGCTTTCCGCTCCATCCTTGTGAAAGGCTCCAAAGAGCTCGGCCCGGTTGCCATGAAAAAGATCATGGCGCCGCACAAAGGCGCGAAATCTGTCCCCGAGGAGGATCGCCGGGACTACGCGGCCGCGATCGAGAAGGCTCTGAAAGATGCCTGATCTACACGCAAAGATCAGCCCCTCGTCGTTTAAGCGGGTCCGGCTCTGCCCGGGCTCGCTGAATTACGTCGAGGCGCTCCTCGCTACCGGCAAGGCCGTTGACGAGGATAGCCCGGCCGCCCGAGAGGGGACCGCACGTCATGAGGCCGTCGAGCGTATGCTCGACGGCGAACACCTCGAGGCGCCGTTTACGGCCGAGAACGGGATCGTCCTCGATCGTCTCGGTCTGGACGACGCCGAGGTCGTGTTCGATTGGATCGTCGAGCAAGAGTTCGATCGGATCTGGAACGAGGTCCGCGTCCCTGTCGGCGAGGCTCTCGGCCTGAACGATCCCGATCTGTGCTGGGGGACCTCGGACGTCGTCGCGATCAAGGGGAGCTCGCTCTACGTGATCGACGCCAAGTTCGGCCGGGTGGACGTGAGCCCGAAAGGCAACGATCAGGCTCTCCTCTACGCGCTCGGCGTGATCCGGTATCTGCAGAACCAAGGGGAGCCGACCAAGTTCGACCTGATCCATAACGTGATTATCCAGCCCAAAGCGGGAGGGGTCAAACAAGCCGAGGTGACGCCCGAGGAGCTCGAGGATTATCGCAAGCTCGCCCGGGCGGCCATAGAGACCGCCTCGGGGTCCGACGCCCCTCTCGTCCCCGGTGAGGAGCAATGCCGCTTCTGTCCGGCCTCTGGTGTCTGCACGGCCCAGCTGCACGACGAGTTCGAGGCTTTGACCGAGGATATCGACGTCGACGATATCTCTAACGAGCGTATGGCGGAGCTCCTAGATCAGAGCGACCATATCCTCGCGACGATCAAGTCTCTCAAAACCGCCGCCCTGCAGCGCCTCGCAGCCGGGCAGAAAATCCCCGGATGGGTCCGGGAGCAAGGCAACGGTCGGGCCAAGTGGATCGACGAGGACGACGTCGTTACCGAGATCGAGGCCCATGGTCTCGAGCTGGACGACTACGCTCCGCGCAGACCGGCCACGCAAACCGACCTCAGAAAGGCGCTAGGCGACAAGATCGTCGAGAGCCTGATAACCCGGCCCCCGGGGGAGGTTAAGCTCGTCCGCGAGGAGGAGGCGAAAAACCCGCTAGACAGTGAGTTCTCCCCCTTGTAGTCTCTAAATTCCGGGCGCCCCGGAGACTGCGGCGCATAACGTCAACACGTCAAACCGTTACCCTGAAAGGAACGATATCCATGGCACAGAAAATGATCCTGAAAAACGTCCGTCTGAGCTACGCGAAATTCTTTGAGCCGGCCCCGGCCTCGAACGAGAAGGACGCGCCGTTGAAATACTCCTCGAGCCTGATCATTCCCAAGGATCACAAACAGATCAAGGAGCTCAAAAAACTGATCCTCGAGGCGGCGAAAGAGAAATTCGGCGACAAGGCCGAACGGATCCTCAAGAAAGGGAACCCCCTCCGTGACGGCGACGAGGATCGCGATGATCCGGCATACGAGGACGCCTATTTCCTGAACGCCTCGTCCAAGCGGAAGCCGCAAGTGGTCGATCAACAGGTTCAGCCGATTGTCGACGATAGCGAGATTTGGAGCGGCTGTTACGCGAACGTCTCGATCGCGGTCTACGGCTATGACAAGGACGTGAACAAAGGCGTCGGCGTCGGCCTGAACAACGTCCAGCTTGTCAAGACCGGCGAGCGTCTGGGCGGCGCCCCGAACGCCGACGAGGAGTTCGGAGAGGTCGAGACCGACGACGACGACGGTTTCGAGATCGACTGATATGTCCTATCTGCAGGACCATATAGAGGCGGCCGCGCAATCGCGCGGCCGTCCATTTTCCGGGATCCTTGTCCTCGATCTCGAGACCCGCTCAGAGCTCGACGTGAAGCGGGTCGGAGCGGCCGCATACGCCGAGCACCACTCTACCGAGATCATGTGCGCCTCGTGGCGCCTCGACGGGGTTCCGGTGCAGCGATGGACCGAGACGGATCCAGATCCCCTCCTGTCCGTCCTCCCGGAGCTGACGGATCCGGATATCCTGTGCGTTTTCCATAACGCCGAGTTCGAGCCGTATATTCTCCGGGAGTGCGCCGGGATCGAGATCGAGGAAAGCCGGATCTATGATAGCGCGGCCGTTGCCCGTCTAGCCGGCCTCCCGGGCGCTCTCGAACATCTGGGGGCGTATCTGGGTTTCCCCAAGGATACCGACGGCTCTCGGATCATGAAAAAACTCAGCAAGCCTCGCAAGGCGTCCAAGGCGAACCCCGATAAGTTCTGGCGCCCGGACACAAAGCCCGAGGATTTTGATCGGCTCTATGCGTATTGCGATCAGGACGTAGAGGTTACTCAGCACGCCCTCGAGCGGATCCCGGCCATGACCCAGACCGAGCTCCGGGCATACCGGGCAACGTACCGGATGAACGCCCGGGGGCTCCCTGTCGATATCAAATCAGCTCGCCGGCTCGATTGGCTCGTGAAAGAGACGCGCTCGGTCATGTCGGCCGAGATCGAGAGCGAGTTCGGGTTCACGCTCTCCCAGCCGGCCAAGATCGCCGAGTTCCTCGGGACGCTAGATTGCACGAAAGCGACGATCCGGGACCTCCTGAAAGATCCGTTCATTCCGGAAGATACCCGCCGGGTCGCCGAGGCGCGGCAATCGTTCGCGAAAACCTCGGTCGACAAGATCGCCGCCCTGATCCGTAGGACGACCGAGGACGGGTGTTTGCACGGCGGGGTGATCTACGGGGGCTCGGAGCGGACGTTGCGGTTCTCCGGGGCTGGTTTCCAGCCTATGAACCTCCCCCGGGGCCTCGGGGAGAAACAGGATCTCGCGTTCGAGGCACTGGACGCCGGGATATTCGACTTTGTCTATAGCGGGGAGATCATCGAAACGATCTCCGGGATCATTCGCGGGTTGATAGCTCGCAGATCCGGGCGGCGCCTGAACGTCGGGGACTACTCGCAGATCGAGGCCCGGCTCCTCGCGTGGCTCGTAGGGGATCGGAACCTCCTCGGGGCGTTCGCCCGCGGCGAGGACCCCTATCGCCTCATGGCGGCCAAGATCTACGACAAGGCCGTCGAGCTCGTGACTGATAGCGAGCGGTTCATGGGAAAACAGACCGTCCTCGGCTGCGGCTACGGCCTCGGCCCTTGGGGGTTTATGGGCATGCTCGATACGACCTACGACGTCCAGATCGAGAAAGACGAGGCAAGCTCTATCGTGAGCGCATACCGGGCGAACGCCCCGGAGGTCCGCGAGTTCTGGGGCAAGCTCGATCGCGCCCTGAACGCCGCGCACAAGAAGCCCGGGAAAGAGCTCGCGATCATACCCGGGAAACTGTCGATCAAGTTTACCGACGAGGAGACGTTTTTCCTCCGCCTGCCATCAGGCCGCCGCCTCTGGTATTACCAAGTCGAGAAAAAGATCGCGGGGTATAGGATCAGCTGGACGTGCTACGGCCGCTTAAAGAGCGGCGCGGGCTGGGGCCGGGTCAAGATCTACGGGGGCGCCCTGACCGGCCATATCGTTCAGTCCACGGCCCGGGACGTGATCGTTAACGCTATGCTCGAGCTCGACGCCCGGGGGCACCCTCTGATCCTTACCGTCCACGACGAGCTTGTAGAGCTCGACGACGATCGGTTCGACGAGTTCAACGAGGTGATGAAAACGCCGCCCGAGTGGCTCACCGAGTTCCCCCTCGCCGTCGACACCTTCCAGACTGAGAGGTACAGAAAATGAGCAATTTTGCCGACGCTATGTTCGACCAATGGCTGCAACAAGAGGAGCCCTCCGACATGTACGACCGAAACGAATTTATTCCTGTGTCCGGCCGGATTATCCGGGAGACCCAGAAAGCCTATCTCCTGCTCGATCAGGATCTCGAGGAGATCTGGATCCCGAAAAGCGTATCCCAAGAGGACGGCGCCGGGGGGCTCGCTGTTCAATCGTGGTTCATAGAACGCGAGGGGCTCGGGTGACACTCGAGAAAACGATCGAGGACCGCGCCGTCCGGGAGCTCGCAAAGCTCGGGATCACGGCGATCAAGTTCGGCACTGACGGCTGGCCGGACCGGGTCGTCCCCTATGCCCCCGGCCGGGTTATATGGCTCGAGTTCAAGACCCCAGAGGGGAACCTGAGACCGAACCAGAAGATCCGACACAAACAGCTGAACAGGATGAAACAGGAGGTCGCCGTTGTCAGATCATGGAAAGAAGCCGTTGCGGCCGTTATTAAGGCTCGACGATCTCTCGCCCGAACAGACGAACGCCGTCGACGAGCTGATAAGCCGGCGCCAGAGTAGCTTGTGGGCGAAACCGGGCTCCGGAAAGACTGTGATCACCCTCACGGCCGCTGTGCAGCTCTACGCCTACCCTATCCTCGTCGTGGCGACGAAACGGATCTGCGAGCTCGTCTGGCGCCAAGAGTGCAAGCGCTGGGAGCATCTGAAAGACCTCGAGGTCGTGCTCGTGTTCGGGACGCCGTCTCAGCGCCGCGCCAAGCTCGCCCAGCCGGCCGACGTGTACCTGATAAACTACGAGCTCGTCCCGTGGCTCGTGGTGGAGCTAGGGCGCTCTCTGGGTAAGTTCGGGGCCTTGATCTTTGACGAGATCAGCAAGATGAAATCCGCCAACACTCAGCGTTTCAAAGCGTTAAGGAAGCCGATCCTAGACGTGCCCGTCCGGTTCGGTATGACCGGGACGCCCCGGGGAAACTCGATACTCGGCCTCTGGGGTCAAACGTACATAACGAACGGCCCCCAGTTCGCCCCGACTATGACCCGTTTCAAAGCCCGTTGGTTTTTCCCTGTCGATCGGGAGCGCCGCATATGGCGGCCCCTGCCCGGGGCCGAGGAGGAGCTCCGCGAGGCGGCCAAACCCTACGCGTTCTCTGTCCCGCGCGCTACGGCCGCCCCGGAGGCTAAGATCGTCCCCGTCCCGGTCTCTCTACCCCCAAAGATCCGCAAGCTCTATCACAAGCTCGAGGAGGATCTCGAGGTCGAGACTGACGGGATCGAGATCACGGCCGTAGAGCCCGGGGCGAACCGCGGTAAACGCCTGCAGATTTGCGGCGGCGCGGTCTATTACGGATCCGGCAAAAGCTGGCACGAGCTGCACAGAGAGCGAATAGACGCTCTCCGGGATATCGCCGAGGACATGCAAGGGGAGCCGCTCCTCGTGTTCTACCGATACCGGCACGAGCTCGAACGGATCCGCCGGGATATCCCGGGGGTCCTGCAGATCGACGAGGCGGACAAGTGGCTCTCCTCTGGGGGGACCCTAGCCGTACACCCGGTAAGCGCCGCGCACGGCCTGAACCTGCACGTCGGAGGCTGCTCTACCTCTGTCTGGTTCACCATGCCGGACAGTCAAGAGCTTTGGGAGCAAGGGAACCGCCGGCTCGCCCGGAGGGGCCAGACCGAGGAGGTCTCCGCCCTTGTGCTTTACACTCCCGGGACAGTAGAGGAGAAACTCGCGGCCGATCTGGCGTCACACGGCCGATTGCAGGATAAACTTATAGACGCGGCGGAGGTGCAGATATGACCGACAAAAAGAACTCCAAAAAATCCCGGGGCCGGACACCGCTCCCCCCGGAGGATAAGTTACACCCTGTCACGCTCCGCTTGCGCCGGGATATCCTCGACCGTTTACCCCCTCCGGGAGACGGCCGCCGGGCGGATTTTATTCGCGGCGCAATCGAGGATAAACTCAGTAAAAAACAATAGTTTTCATGTCTTTTGGACTTTTCTCGTGCCCCGATATAGTGTAGTGTCGGGGCACGAGACAAACACAGGAGACAACGACCATGACCAAACTCAGCCTCGCCCGCCTTGCCACGCTCAAGCGTAACGCCGGCATGTCCCGCTTTGTTGACCGCCCGCGGCCCGGCCCCCGTGTCGATCGCAAATGGTGCATGACAGTCTGCGGCGACTGCGTGATCCTGTATCACCCAGAAAGCGACGAATGGGTCATGCGTGTAAGCGGGCGCAAGATCGACCACCGGATCCCCGGGGACAGTGGCCCCGCCCAGATCAACGCCCAGTGGCGGAGCTTCTGCAAGACCCACAACGCCTGAACCTAACTGAGGAGACAACGACCATGACCGACCATAAGACCGAGAATTTCAAGCGGATCAACGACCCCCGGGTCGAGAAGATCGTGAAGATGATCGACGTAATCGCCAAGAGCGCGGCGTCTATGCGGATCCACGAGCTCGACGTCGCCCGGATGTTCCAGCCTGTCACAGACAAGATCCGCGAGACTGTGGACGAGGACGCCGTCGCCATGACCCAACCGGCCCCCAGCAAGCCCGTTGCCGCCTCCCCGTTCGTTGCACGGGAGATCGAGGTCCTCGAGCACCTGACCACGCAACAGCTCGTCGATCGCATGATCGCGGCCGGCGCCATACTCGCAGATCGGAGAAAATGATATGCCTATGACCCAAACGACAAAGATCGTCACCACGACCTCGGTCCGGCGCGAGCTGGATCGAGAGGCCCTCCTCGAGCTCCTGTTCCCGGGGCATTTGAGCGAGAGCCTCGAGGCCGGCCGGTTCGGACCTATCCGGATCTTTATCGACGTCCCCGGGGGCGGTGACTACTCGAACGAGCGCCTCGACGTCGGGACAGACGTCCCGCTCGTCGTCGAGTTTCAGCTGATCAAAGAGGAGATTGAATAATGCGCCTGATCACGAACACACATGTAGCCCTCCTGCGGTTCAATACCGGGACGCTCTGGTATTGCGCCAAAGGTACAGACGACGCCCTCGTCGGCGTCTGCAAAGAGTTCCGCCGAGCCATTGCAGCCGATCGGAACATAGACCGGCACGCCCTGAAAGACCGCGTGTTCGATCGGGTCTATGTTTACACCGTGCCCCCGGGGAGCTTTCTCTACTGGGACGACCACGGCTCCTTTATCGTCGACGAGGATAGCCGTCGCGTGACCGGAGCGGCCTCGGTCGCTATGGTGTACGACAATGTCCACAATCGGCGCCCCCTGTCCACGTGCCGCATAAATGCGAAAGAGGCGGACCGCGTGAACAGCCGGGCGGCCGAGGCGACCCTCCGGGGGCTCCCCCCGATCGGATCCGTCCTCGTCGAACCGATCGTTCAATGAGATTACTTGTCTCGTGCCCCGACATAGTGTAGTGTCGGGGCACGAGATTAACCAAGGAGACAACGACCATGACTACCGCTTACCAGACCGCCCCGACCGCCGCCCCGGCCCCGCACGCCCCCAGCGAGGACGGCCGCCTCTTTGATGCAGATCAAATCGCGGCGTTCATGACCGCCGGCAAGTCCACGTTTACGCTCGTATCCCAGCACACCGGAACGCGTTACACTTACCGGATCCGGGCGAACAAAACCTTTCCGACTATGTTTTTTGTCGAGACGCTTGTCGGCTCGGACAACGAGAGCGATTTTCTCTATATCGGCTACATGCGGGTCGACGCCGGGGGGAACCTGATATCGCATTTCCGGACCGGCTCGTGCCTGTACGCGGGGCAGAAAGGCCGACCGAACGACGTCCGGTTCAAGGCTCTCTCGTGGCTGACGACCGCTCTCTCCCGGGATTACGTCCCCCGGACGGTCGAGTTCTGGCACGAGGGGCGCTGTGGGCGCTGTAACCGCAAGCTGACGGATCCCGAGAGCATCGCGTCCGGGTTCGGCCCTGAGTGCCGCAAGCGCGTATGACCCCGCTCCCCCGCGCCATGGAGGCCGAGCTCGATCGGCTCGGCCTCGTAGCCCCCCGGCCGCCGGTGCCCGTTTACGCGCCCCCGTGGCTCCCGTCCTATCCCGGCGAGATACCGCCGTTCTCACACCACTCGAACCTAACTAAGGACACCAGAAACATGAAAACCCAGCACATTGTTAACGTGTCAGGCGGTAAGGATAGCGGAGCCTGTCTCGAGCTCGCCCTTATGCGTGGCATAAAATTCCGTTCGGTTATGGCGGATACAGACAACGAGGCTCGCGTGACGCGCGATCACGTTGCCGCGCTGTCCGAGCGGTTGATCGCACACGGGCAAACGCCGGTTGAGCTCGTAAAAAGCGATTTTTCCGGGCGACTGAAAACTAAACGCGAGCACATACAGAAAAACTGGTCCCGCGCTGGGGTTCCGCAAGATCGCATAGATCGCGCCCTCGAAATCCTGCGCCCTAGCGGTAACGTCTTTCTTGATCTGTGCCTTTGGAAAGGACGTTTCCCATCTCGTCGCAGCCAATTTTGCACTGAGTTTCTAAAACAGGATGCAATTTTTCGCGGCGTTTTAGAGCCGGCGCTACGTCGCACGCCAGTTGTTCAGTGGCTCGGCGTCAGAAGGGACGAAAGTCCCGCTCGAGCGCGAGCTCCGATGTTTCGTAAGACCCGTATCAATGGAATGTACCCGCTCATATCGTTTTCTCCTATTATCCACTGGTCTGGGGAAAACGCGGTGAATTTTGCGCAAAACCGAGGCGCCCCTGTCAACCCCCTCTATTACCAAGGCTTTACGCGTGTCGGCTGCTTTCCCTGCATAAACGCGTCAAAAAACGAAATAGCGCGGATTGGGATCCACCACCCGGAGGAAATAGCGATACGCGCAGAATGGGAGGATCTGGTCGCGGATGCGTCTAAGCGGGGAGCAGCAACTTTTTTCGCTGCAAAAACCACTCCTAGGGGCGCCGCGCTTGCGAAATCTGACGAGGCTGCAGCTTCGACCGATTATCCACGTATCCCCGAGGTCGTAGACTGGGCCAGAACAGCGCGAGGCGGTAAACGCCGAGACCCTGAAAGAGATGCGGAGCTCGAGAGTACGTTATGTTCCTCTGCGTATGGCCTTTGCGAATAAGCAGATCCCCCAAGCGGCCCGGGGGACAGAGGGCCGCACAAGAGAAAGGAGAGCCCCCATAGCAGACACCCACGCGGACTAGGCATGTCCCTGCCGATCCCGCAAGCTCCGGGGCGACCACGCCCCGGAGCGACCTCACATCTAGGAGACTGACCAATGAGCCAGAAAATCAAGAAATATGACCCCCTCGCCGACGTCGAGAACCTGATCGACGGGGACCAGATCGACGAGGAGCTGATCGTCGCCCAGAGGCTCCGCCGGGAGCACCGCTGGATCCTGATCGCGACTATCGTCGTCGCCGCCGCTGTTGTTTTTGCCAGTATAAACACCCGTGACGATCTCCGGGACGCACGCCTCGCCGAGTGCTCGCATTTTGTCCACGCCCAGACCGGCGCGCTCGACCGTGAGACGACCGGGACAAGCCGTCTTGTGACCCAGAACCCGCCCGTCCCGGACCGCATGCGCGCGGGGTACGAGCGCGGCTGGACCTCCGGGATCCCCGCGTCCTACTGGGCCGACCGCTACGTCGCTTGTATGGGAGATCAGATCTGATGCCGTTCAAACACATAGAAGGCGAGACCGCCGTCGTAGCCCTTGGGGGCGTGTTTAAGGTTTGCGATCTCTACGAGCGGGACGGGAAACTCTTTGCGGCCGTGGCCGGCGGGTTCGTCCGGCTCTACGAGAACGGGAGCACGTCGAAACCTAAGCTCTTGATCGAGAGCATACAGATAGACGCCCCGCTCTATCGCGATCGGTTCGGTCGCCTCTGCACAGAACAAGGCGAGGGCCGGACCGCCTTGTCCTCTGAGCGAAACGAAACTCTCTTGCTAGGAAAGGATTAAACCATGTCAGAGACGAAAAACAAAACCCGGGCCGAAATGGATAACACCTACCTCGAGAACCTCGAAAGGCGTGGCTTGACCTATGTCAAGGTCCTTGTCCCGCTCGAGGACGTCGACCGGATCAAAAATATCGCCCGGACCGCGCGCGCAGAAGCCGCAAAGGAGGCGGAGCTGTGAGATTGTCCAGAGCGCAAAGCGACGCGGTTCGTATGGCCCGGGAGGCGCTGCACGCCTTGCCCCCCGAGGTCGCCTGTAGGGCCGCCATACAGGCCCTAGAAGAACACCCCCGGGCGACGCCCCTCCTGCTCGAGGACGCGGGGAACAAGCTCGGCCGCGCCGGGCACGAGAAAGGGAGGGGATACCCGTGCGCGACGTCTCCGATCTGATTAAAACCCCTGTTCAGCTCAACGAGGACGAGAAAAAGTGGGTCCTGTTCACGGTCAATAGCTTGACCGAACTGCGCGGGGACGACGAAAACGCAAACACGATTATAGAGCTTTGCCCGACGACCCGGGATTTGTTGATCCTGCTATTGTCGGCTGGGGCTGTAGCGGTCGAGAAGGGGATAGTTTTTCCGCGCGATACAGAGTAAGCTCAAGGTTCACTGTTCTGTTACCTGATGGGACATTGCCTCAAACACCTAGCCCCGGCCTCGGCCGGGGCTTTTTTCATGCTTTACAGCCGGCCTCGAACCCGTCGAGGAACCGATCCCAAGGGACAAGCGCGGATCCCTCCCCCTCGAGCGCCTCGTCGTCGGCCAGAACCCCGGCCGTAACGCTCCGGGCCGGCTCTCCCAGTAGCTCGGAGCACAACGCCGGGGGCTTACCCGCCAGAGAGGCGATCGAGCCGTTCTCGCAGCCTGCGGCGAGCGTTATCGCGATCAAGGCTATGGCTGTTGAGGGCCTTCTGAATATCTTCTCTCGTGTCATAGTCCGCCTCTGTTATCTCCCGGGCGATCCGGTCCGTCGCCCGCCTCTCCCCGTCTTTCCGAGCCGACCGGCGGCCCAGTGCGCCCCACACAAGCGCGGCGATCGTTGTCACGGCCCCGACGAGGAGCTCGACGGGGACGAGCTCGAGTAGCGCCCCTATCATCCCGTGAACCATGTCCGGAACGTGGCGATCAGAGCCGGCCCTAAGATCAGGGTGAGCTCGGTCAAAGGCTGTTGCGCGGCCGGCGGGATCAAGTCGAACGCGACGGCGAGGCCGATCGCGAGCATGACGACGGACGTCCAGTTGATTTTAGACCGCGCCGCCGGGTTGATTTGTGTCTGCATATTAAGACCTCCTGTTGAATAGTGACGTCAGAGCCCCGAGGAGCGCCGCGAGGAGCTTCCCCACACCTGACCCGCTCTTGCCCTCCGGGGCGTCGTCTGTGGCCCGCCCCGGGTTCGTAGAGACCGGCCCGAGGGGGTTCTGACCTTGGGCGAGCCGAACGGATCTGTCGATTACCCCGTGATCCCCCGCCTGAACCCCGACCTTGTCCCCCATGACGCGACGCGTCCACCCGGTTTTGAACGCCGGCCAATGGCGGAGACGTTTCATAAACGCCCAGCGATCGCGGTTGATCTGTTCGATCAGAGCAACGATCTTGCCCTGTCGGCCGAGCTGATCGAGCGCGGCGAGCGTCTCGTTCCCGATCGCGCCGTCGACCGAGATCCGGATCCCGTGTTTGACGATCGCGCGCTGTAGATACTCGCTCGCCCGGCGGACGCCCGAGTTCACGGCGAAATCGACGACCGTGTAATCGAGGCCCGGGGGTAGGCGATCGAATTTGACCGGCTCGAAATACTGCTCGAACAGGATCGCCTCGGCCTCGTCTTGCGTGATATGATCCACGGCCTGAACCTTGCGATCCTGCATCCGGAGCCACGCGGTATAGACCCGCTGTGTGATCCCCTTGTTCGTCCGCCCTCCGGGGTCGTCCGGATGGTCGACAAGACCGCCCTCGGATAGGCCGATCCATTTCATAACTCGTGTACGGTTGCCTCTCATTGTCCTGTGTCCTCTCTGAATATGCGGAATTGAAGCGGCCCGGAGACGACCTCCTCGACCGCCGGGCACGTGTCCGGGTAGGTTATGGCGATAAAACCGCGTGCCCGGCCGGGACGGACGTTGTCGTCCCCGGGGATCTTTGCGGTATAGCTTACAGTCTGGATCCGCGACGGGGCGACCGGAAACGCCACGCCTCTATTATCGGCCGAGAGTAAGCTCGCCTCTGTGAACCTGTGATAGATCCCGCCGCCATTGATGAAATACAGGTCCACCCGGGGGACCCCGCACTCCCGGAGCTTATAGCCGGCCGCCGTTATCGTAACCCGGTCGCCGATCGTTCCGTCTGAAATCGAGGTATCCGGCATAGAGAAGCGCCACGACGGCATAGACGACCCGGACACGGCGTCCCCGAGGATTGTCACATTCTCCTCGAGCTTGGCGACAACGCGGTCGAGCCGTTCCAGATTTTGCGCTGTCCGCTCATGGTCCGAAATAAGATCCGCCGTAGCTCGCGCGACAATGTCCTCGCCCCACTCTACCACGCGGGGACTTACAAGATACCATAGGGCCGCCCAGACGACCGCGAGAGCTGCGGACAGAGCGGTCACGGTCGTTGCCGCTGTGCGGATCCATCTCATACCTACGTCGTCCTTTTCTACGCGCTCTTTGAGTGTCACGATCAGCCCTCCGGAAACAGCGATCCGATAAGCCCTCGGATCTGGGCGTCCGGAATACAGTTGTGTTTCGCGACATAGAACGAGATCTCGTCGGTCTCGATCTGGGCGAGCCGGGGTTCGATCGAGATCAAATGGTCGACGAGGATCTCCCGGTAATCCGCGTCAATCGCCTTACCGTTCAGAAGGTAGAACAAGAGCGCGGATCCCTCGACGCCGCACGCGATCGCGTCCTCGAGCGTCACCTCGGTTTTATCCGCCTTGGGTTTCCCCATATGCAAGAGGATAGCCCGGAACCCCGGGCCGCACGCGCCCGCGTCTCTGAGCTCCTGTAGCGTGGTCTTGATGATCATCCGAATATCTCCCGTTGTGCGCGCTTGACGCTCCCCCAGAGAGCCCGGCGCGCGTCCTCGTCCAGCCCGGTTGCCCGGGTCCATGTGTCAAAGTAAAGGACCCCGGGGCCGATCTCGCGGAGCGTTGCGACCTCGTCGGCGACCTGTTCGTCTTTGACCCACTTTTTCCAGCTCGTAAGGAGGCCCTGCTCCCGGAGCGCCCGCATAAACGCTGCCATAGGGACAGGGGCGCCTCTGAGGGGTTTTGCCGGGGGCTTGCACCCTCTGGCCTCGGCCTCGGCTTCTGTGATCGCCTGCAGCCCTTTCTTGGGCCGAAAAGGTCCGCGTTCCGGGTCCACTTTGACCCGGTTCACGATCTCCCCGGCGCTGTTCACGATAACCATTTTATGCGCTGTCATGTTCTTACACTCCAAGCCTGATCGTTGTTATCCGGGCGTAACCGTCGGCCCCGTCGCCGCCGTTCCCGCCGGCCCCGGCGCCGCCACCGCCTGCCGGGAAATCGCCGTTCGTGCCGGCGCCGCCATTGTTCCCCTGCCCGCCGTTCCCGGCGAAATTAGAGGACCCTCTCGCGGTCTCGTTCTTGGCCGCGCCGTTGTTCCCCCCGCCGCCGCCGCCGAACTGCGACGCACTTACATTCGACGCAAGCGCGCCCGACGAGTAGCTCCCCGGATCCTCGAGGCCGGCGCCTCTGTAGTACCCCCGAAATACAGGCTCGGACTTTGCGGCGTCTGTCAGTTGATCCTCCCAAGATTGCCCCGTCCAGCCGATCGTGACACCACCCCCAACGACGTCACCGCCGCCGACCGCGACCCCGGCGTCGCCGCCGACCGCTTGCGCGATGTTAAAATTGGCCGACGTATCTATCTCGGTCCACCCGCCGGCTGTCGCGGCCGCGCCACCGAACACGCCGCCGGATCCGCCCGCGCCGATAGTGACGTCGAGCGTTGCTGTGATCTCGGCGCCAGATTGCGAGGTGTTCCGGAGATCGAGCCATCCGATAAAACCGCCTCCTCCTGCCCCGCCGAGGCCGTCGTTCCCGGATCCGGCATGTCCGCCACCGCCGCCGCCGAATATCTCGAGAAACAGAACGTCGGTATCGGCGTTCCAGTTTAACGGGCGGATCCATGTCCCGGAGGATGGAAACTCCTGCACGTCGTAAGGCGCCCCGATCGGACCCCATGCCGTCCCGTTGTAATACTCGACGAAATCGTCGTCGGTATTGTAGCGCATCATCCCGGCGACCGCTGTCGGACGCTGGCCCTCGGTCCCCTTGGGCAAGAGGAGAGCGTCGGTTTTATCCCGGAGATCGAGAGCACACGCGGCCGAGCTCGAGCCGAGGCGGAGACCTGTCGAGGTCAACCGGAGGCGCTCTGTCCCGGCAAGGACCGCGCTCATAATATCGTCACCGTTCCGGCCTGTGATCAGGTAGCTATCGAGATCCGCGTCCGGCGCGGTTCGGACGAGATTGTTCGTCGCGTCGATCTGGAAAAGCGGGATATCGTCGGATCCGTCGTAGAGATAGGCGACATAATTCGAGCTCGAGGTGTCGAGCCATATCATACCGGCTACGACGTAACTCGGCCGCGAGCTCCCCGCATGGTTAGAGTTGACCGCGTCCCGGAACCCGTTCAGATCCGAGGCGAGCGCGGTCCCTGTTTTTGTGGAGGCGTTGATCGTGCCAAAATCGCTTTGCGTCATGTTCCGTTCTCCTGTCCGTAGCCGATCGCTACATAGTCAAAGACCCGCGAGACGTTCGTCCCTGCACTGTTGAAAAAGTCGATATCGAACCCCGTCCGGGTTTTGTTCGATATCTGGTAGTAGTCCCCCGTTTGCATATTCTGGGCCGTGACTGATACACTCTCAAGTTGAAACAGATCCGGGGAAAAAGCAACCGAGTACGTAGCCGCGCCCGACGTTATATCCTCGCCCCGGCTCTCGGTCCGCAAGAGGTCGAGATCGACCGTCAGGTCGGTTACGGCCGGGGAGTAGGGGCTTAGCTCGCTAAGCGGGTCGACCGTCGTCTCGAGGACAAGGCGGAACTTGACCCAGCGCGCGGTATAATCACCGTAAACGACCCGTTGCCACGCGGAATAGACCTGTCCAGAGCCGACGTCGTCCCGGGAATAGGCGACCTCGAGGTAGACCTTGACCTCGTCCCCGGTGCTCTCCCCTGAGATCGGGTCGACGTCCGCCAAGCGGTCCCACGTGTCAAGCGTGTTGAGCGTGTTGATCACGGTCGTTTTGATCTTGGGCACGATCCGCAAGGTCGTGACCATGCCGAGATCACTTTCGCCGAACTCGTAGGTCCCGCTCTCCTCGAACAGCCCGTCGGTATCCGCCGTAAGCTGCAGCTGATTAGACCCATTGACCGAGGTCCCGGTCTTGGTCTCCGCCCATCCGGGATTTTCTGTCGTAGTTGCGACGGTAAGGAAGTCGCGCACGGCCGCGGCGTCCGTCAGGGTCGCGTTGATGTAGAGCGCCGTCTCGGACAGACCCCCGAGGACGTCCCGAGTTTTGATCGCGTAGGACCCGGAGGCGGCCGGGACGGTAAACGATCGGGCGTTCGCCGGGATCTCGTCCGCGAGCGCCGCCATGGTCTGCCAATCGGTCACGTCCTGATCAGGGTGGAACCGGATCTCGTAGCCGACGACGTCAACAGCTGGGTTGATATGCGTCCACTCGAGATAGGCATAATCTCCGATCGTGTTCAGGAGGAACGTGTCCGGCGGGTTCGGCTTGGCCAGAGCCCCGAGGACCGTCACGTTCGCCTCTGTGGCCCACGCTGAGACCTCCCCGGCGGGTCCGATCGCCCGGAGCTGCACGTCGTAAGCCTCGCCTGTCAGGACGTTGTCGAGCGATATCCGGGGCGTGTCCGCTGGGTAAACCGGCGAGTAGGAGAACGCCTCCCCTGTGTCTGAGAGCCTGTAGCGCGCCTGCAGGCTCTCAGTACGTGTTACAGCCCCGTTGCTGCCCGAGCCCCGCCCGGGAGTAACAGATAGCACGATACGGGGTTCTAGGCCGCCTTGCGTGTTCCGGACGAGGACGTTCTCGCCGGTCTCGACCTGCAGGATCTCCGGGGTCGGCGGCCCGGTGAAAGATATGCTTTGCAGATCCGAGAGGTTCGTTTCGTAAGGCGGGATAGCGTTCGCACTGTTATAGATCGCGGGGGAGTAAGGCACGAGCGAGATCCGGGCGTCCAGATTGTCGAGATATTCGATCGACCGGACGAGGACCTCGATCGTCTCGATCCCGTTCTGCCCGAACATGAACATATCCCCGGCCGCGATCGAGCTCCCGGTCGTACTGACTACTACCGTCGAGACCGTCTCGGTCGCCGTCGCCGTGAACTCGAAAGTCTCAGTGTCACCGTCGGCCGTCCGGACGCGCAAGGTGTACGCGGTCCCGTCGACCAGAGAGACCGGCTCGTCGAGCGTTATAGAGGAGCTCGTGAGCGATACGATCCGCCCCCACGCCTGACCTATGATAGCGGCGTCATGCGTGAGCCTGCAGAGATCCCCCCGGGTTGCGACGAGGTGTTCGATATCCGTCTCGAGCGTAAAGTTCTCCGGGCGCAAGCGAACTGCGGCGAGGTAGTGCCGGGCGAGCCTGTAGACGTTATCCGGGTTCGTCTGCCCCGGGAGGTCGATCACCTCGAAAAGCGTCGTGTTACTCTCGTCGAACCCGTCGTCGTAGACGATCCGCTCGTCCTCCTGATAGTCGGCCTCCTCGTTCGCGAACCGGATCCGGAGAGCTTGAGGGATATCCGGGTAAATCAGAGCGCCGTCGAAATTGCGAGTGTTCCGGGGCGTGAAATGCTGCACGACCGTTGTCCGGGGTTTCTCCTCGATCACGCTCCATTTATCATCCACGTAGGCCGGGCTCGCTTTGCCGGCGTTCGCTACGTCCTGCAGAAGATCCCTTATAGGAGACCGGAACACGATCGGGAGGTCGAATTGATAACCCTCCGCCTCGCACGTCTCGAACCACGCCCCGAGAGCGTCGTCGTCCACGTTCTCCCGGGGAACCGGCCGGGGGTTCGGAGCGCCTGTCAGGACGTAACGGTAGAACGCGGCCGGGTTGCTGGTCTTGCCCAGCTCGGCGGGTTCGTCCCCACCCGTGAGATCGTTCAGCTCGTCTTGTGTCAGGATCGAATTGAAGATCGCGACCCGCTTGATCCGGACTGTCCCGTCTTGAGCCTGCAACCGTTCCCCGAACGAAAACGCGCCGTTCCCGTTTGTGCGAAACCGTAAACTGTTCCCCGCCCCGGCGCCTGTATCTGTACCCGAGGATCCGGCGATAGAGAGGAGCGTCGTCCCGGTGCCGGTTCCGTAATCGTAAGAGAGCGCAGCCCGGAAAAACTGGTCAACCGTAGGCTCCGCATAAGGTATCCCGATCTGCTCTTTTGCCCCAGTGAAAAGAGCAACGCGGCCGTCTCTGTCTGTATAGAACAGGGTCGGGTTGACGTCCGCGAGCCCCATGTACCCCGTGCGTGCGAACTCGCCGTCCTTGGACGCCTCAATCAATACGGAATAGCTCTCCTCGTCGAGCGAGGCCGGCGGAGTATACTCCATAACGTCCGCCGCTCTCTCGACGATCGACGCGCTCGTATTCAGGATCGGCGAGCTCGGCCCCCGGGCGTCGGCCGAGCTCTCCTCCTCGATCTGCAAGTGAAACAGGCGGAGCCCCGAGGCGCCGTCCCCGGTGAAAGATAAGGCGTTAGTCCCGGGCTCTCGCAAAAGCAAAACAAGCCTGTTCGTGAGACCCGCCCCGGCTGTCGCTGTAACCCATATCCGGAACACGCCGGGCGCGACCTCCTCGATCCCGCTGTCGACATGCGCCGAGCTCCCCGCGTCATATGTTAAAGTGGCCGTCGTATCGGCTAAACTATAGAGAACCCGGACCCCGTTCACTGCTGTCGAAAACGCCCGCATCTCTACTGTATCAGCTCCGAGCCGGGCGACAATCGCCGACATGGTATAGGTCCGTCCTGTCGTGACCGGCGAGGAGACCGCCTGTTTCTGCCAGACGTGGAAACCCGCGACCGCGTCGGCGGTAAGGTCGATCCAGTTGTTTATGCCGTCCGGTCCTATTACGCCGCTATCGCTCGTCGTGGTATTCGACGCGATCTCGCTGGTCGGGATCGCCGAATGTGAGGCGTAAGGCATGAGCTGCCGTCGGGCGTCCTCGAGCATGAGCCCCCGGGCGTTTCCGTCCTTGTCGTAATCGAACCGGGGGACGTTCGAGCCGGCGAAAGCGAGCTTACCGCTCGCGTCCCAGAAATAAGCGTCGCTCGCCCTCGAGAACGTGAACAGGTCGTCGAACAGTTTCGTCCGATTGTTCTCCTTATAGACCTGCTCGCCGAACTTGAGATCGACGAGCGGGGGATCCTCGGTTACACCCCAGCTCTGCCCGTTCCAGAGCGGGACGAGCGTCGAGGCGATCCCGTTCAGCTGGTCGACGACCCCGTTCAGCTGGTCCGTTGCCTGCAGCCGGTAATAGGTGATCGCGAACCCTTCTTTCTGGATCGGGGAGGTCGATGTGTCGATCGCCCGGAGCGCCACCCAGTTAACTTGCTCGCGCCACCCGGCGATCCCGCTCTCCGGATTAACCCGACGGACGCGGACCTCGTAGAGCCCCGACGGGAGCCCTGTCACGCGGTAGCTGCACCGCAAAGGTTTTGCCGCATATGCTCGCAGAACCCTATATCCGTCGTTGCCGGTGATCGCGTTCGCGGCCGCGACCTCGTCGGCCGTGTAGCTCTGGATCAGAACCTCCTCGGGCGGAACGGCGCCTTGCACGGCTTGCACGAACTCGCCGACGTCCGGGTCGTAGTATGTCACCCACGGGTTGAGATCCAAGATCCCCGGGAGAGATCCTAGATTTGTCCCGAACCCCAAGATCCCGGGGCCGATCGAAAACGGCGTCCAGCTCGTCGATCCGACCTCCCGATATTCAAACTCGAGGATCGAGTTCAGCCATACCGGGCGGCCCTTGTTATCGGTCGTCCCGAGGCCGGCCGGGTAGAACAGATCTATTGCGAGCTCGTCCCCCTCGACCTCGCACGTCCTCGATACGAACGTCGTCTCGAGCCGGATATTCAACGCCTCCTCGCCGACGACCCCGGGGTAGAAACCGACGTCCTCGAGCGAGCCGTCGAGATCCTCGACGATCTCGATATTCCGAAAGTCCTCGATCGGCGTATTCCCGATCTTGACGTCCTCGAGCTGGATCGGAGCGTACCCCCAGACCATGCACAGGCGCAGATATTGCTTATCTCCTACGACCTCGGTGTAAGGCTCAGCCCCATAGGTCGGGACATGCCTGTGCGTCCCTGCGACGACCGGGATCGCATCAAACGGCCGCGCATTGTTACGCGCCCCGGAGAGCGAGAACGCCGGGGCGACGTCGGGAGCCCTGTCCGGCCTCGAGGGACCGAAAAGCGCCTGACCCACCGCGAGGATCGCGAACGTAACCCCGGCCGCGACGAGAGCGTAGCTCAAAGTCCCGACCGCAAGCCCGAGGACGCTCCCGGCGACAAATTGCCCGGCCACTGGGGCGAGGAGAGCGATCAACGATACTGGATCCTGCGGGACGGCTTTCATAAAGACCGAGGAGCCCGCTTTCGGGCGTACCGAGCCCCAGAGGTGAGGGGGAACGTAGTCCCCGCCCACGAACGCCGCCACGTGCGCCCGCATAGTCTCGTCAGGGACGAACAGCTCGACGATCCCCTCGAGCGTGTCCCCGGCCGGGACGAGCGTCGACGGGGGGCGCTCCTCCTGAAACGGGTTGACGATCACGGCGACCGAGACGTAGCCGGACGGCTCTGTCGTCGGGCGGACGGTTATCTCCTGATCTTGCATCTGTAAGCCCCTATAACTCGGTCGGCGAAACGGTTGTCGCCTTTATAGCGCGAAATGACCGACCCTGTCGCCTCCTCTGCATGTAGCACGCGCCCGGGCTCGGTTACGACCCCGCAATGAGTTTGCGTTCTATGGCTCCCGGATACGCCCCAGAGGTGCAGAATGTCCCCCGAGCGGTAAGGCTCCCGAACTAGCGAGAACCCCGGCGTATGGGTCCACCTGTCGGCCCTGCGCAGCCTCCCGGCCTCGACCATACCGACGGCGTCGTCGTACCGCGGCAAAGCGATCCCGAAAACCTCCGCATAGACAAGATGCACAAGCCCCCAGCACGAGACCGCATCCGGGCCGTACCCGTTCCACTGGAACGGGATCCCGACGTAGTCATTCCACCACGCCCTAGAATATCCCGGGGACTGTCGCGGGGTTAAACCCATCTTTGGGGAACGCCTCTGTCAGGAAATTATTGATTGAGATATCTAGGCTCAGCTCGCCGACACGGTAACGCGTATTGATCACCTCGAGCCCGGAGACGGACTGTAGGACGCTGTCCGGCGTGGCGGCCGCTATAACCTCGAGCTTGGCTGCTACCCGCTCCCGGGAGCCGGCCACAAGGCGGAGATTGTCGATCACCTCGCGCTCTGCGTCGTAGATCGTCAGAACGGCCCGGACCTGCAGCTCCTCGTCGTCCGGGGGTATGATCACCGCAAAAGGGAACGGGGAAAAGACTTGCCCGTTCGACGTGACCGCTTGCGTGTTATTGACGACCCGGATCGTCGAAAAGGTCGAGTGTGAGAGCGTCACAAGTACGAAATAGATCTGCGAGGACGTTTGCGCGTTTACAGCGTTGACGACCGCTAGGGGGATTGATCTAGCCATTAGGGTAGGATCTCCAAAGTAAACGACACGCGCCAGAGAGCGACACCGGACGCGCCGCCGACGATACCCCTGTCCTCCGGGGCCGACGCAAAACGCGCCGACACGGTAGAGAAATCGACCGGATCCTCGAAATCGAACTCGTCGGCCCCCTCGTTAACGGTCGTCGTGTAGAAGGTTTCCAGCGTGGCACGCTGGGTCTCTGTCATGAGCATTGTCCCTGTGTAGAACCGGGAGACCGCCGTGTAGCGTTTCCGTTGTTTGAACGGCCCGGCGCTTACCGGAGATCTGACAAAACCTTGTTGCCGGGACACGCCGGCCCCGGCCTCGAATTGCTGTGGTAATGTGCTCGGCCATGTCGCCATGTGTTACCCCCTCCGCGCCGTGCGCTGTGTCTGCCCGAATGTTTTCTTGATCGCTTGGAACGTCGGACCCCCCGAGGCGATATCCTTGGCGATCAGACGGCCGACCGTGACCTCGATATTCCCGGAGGACGGATCCGTCGCGACGTCCACGTCCTCGGAGCTGTTATTGTTCACGGTCACATTAACGACGGGTTTTTGCGCCTCGATCCCGAGGTTCCCGTCGCCGCCCCGGCGGAGCGGGACGATCGCCTCCGGTCCCGCCTCGCCCATCATTCCGGTTTTGTTGCCGCGCATGGGGAACAGCGTCGGCGCGGATACGACCCCGCCCCGGGCAAACGGAACGAGATCTCCGCCGGAAAAGGCGTTGCCTTTGGCGCTGAAATTTAACCCGCCGATAAAAGCGCCCAGCGCGTCCCCGAGCGGGTCGGCGATCTGCTCTTGTATGAGCTTGTCCGCGATCGTCATAAGGACGTTGTCCACGAAATCGAGTAGCGCGTCCCCGGCGTCCTTTGTCCCGTCCCGGACAGATCTCAGCGCGTCCATGAACTCTCCGCTGATATCGTCGTTCAGCCCTTTGAGGGCCTCGGCGCTCTCGCCGAACTTGTCGGTCAGGTCCTCGACCGCCCGGCCGTAGGTGTCCTGTGTGATCAGGCCGGCCGCGAGAGCCTCGTCGAGCATGGTCATACCCTCGGCCATTTTCTCGGCGTTCGTGCGGGTCGTCTTGAACACCTGTTCCGCGAACCGCTCGAGCTCTTTCAGCTCTTTCTCGGCCTCAGTCTGTCCGCCGCTGCCGCCGCCTGAACGGCTTTTCCGCCGCGCCTTGACCTCGTTAACGATATCGGGCTCCTCCGGGAGCGGGACACCCCCGAAACGGTTCCCGATGATCCCTCCGGGGCCGCCAAGCCCTCCGACCATACCTGCCCCCTGTCCGGCGACGATAGCCTCGGATCCGGATCCGCCGACGTCGACCCCGCCCAGCCTTGCGAGCGCGTTAACCGTCGCGGCCGCCTCCTCTCGAACGCCGCCCAGATACTCCCGGGCGCGATCAGCGAACAGCAAGAGCTGAGATATGATCGGATCGAAATCCGGATCGTTCAGGCTCTCGAGCTCGAGCGCCGTAGCGAGCGCCTGATCGGCCGCCTGCTCGAGCTCGTCGATTGAAACGTCGCCGAAAGCCTCGATCGCTTTGGTGGCCGCCTGAACCTCTGGGGGGAGGTTTAGGAATGTGCGGCGCAGCTCCATAGACGCGAGCGCCGCCCCGGCGCCGCCTTCTTGCATCCTGTTAAGGAGATCTGTCCCTCTCTGGATCTCCGGGTTCATAGCCGTCAGAGCGGACTTTAACCCGTCGAACTGGGCCTCGAGGTTACGCTCCTCGAGGCGGAGTTGAGCGTCGAGGAGCTCCTGAATTTCCGCGCTGTTCGTCCCGTACTGTTCGGCGAGATCCACAGCCGAGGCTTGCGCCGCTTTCTGTGCTGCGATCACACGATCGAAAGCGTCGGTAAGATTGTCGAGCTGCTCCTCGTTGTCTTTTGCGGATCCCGTGAACTCAAAGAACGCCCCGGCCGCGCCGATCGCCACGCCGCCGACGACCCCGAGGATCGCGGCAACGGGACCCATGAACGCGGTAAGCTGGGGGAGCTGTTGCGATAGGGCTCGGGTCGCCGGTACGCCCGCGCTGATCTGCACGGCGAGGTCCGAGAACTGGTTCGCGGCGTTTGTGACCGCAAAAGAGTTGCGCTGTAAGGCTGGACCTATCGCCCGGAGCCCTCGGCGGCCGATCAAGCGATCGGTTGATTTTGCGGCCGCGTCCGTCTGGGTTCGGAGCTTATCCAGATCGAGGAGGACCGTCGGCGCCCCTGTCGATCTGAACCGGATCCCGAAATCTACTAAGTCCGCCATGCGTTAAGCTCCTCTGCGTGTACCTGATCCAGATCACAGATCAGATCGACCTCGTCCGGGCTGAACTGGTGCCCCGTCAAGGTACTATAGGCGACAATCGCCTCGAACGCTATCGGCTGTTGCGCTGAGCGCGATCGGTGCAGCCGTAGGAACGAGCGCCAGAAAGTTCGCATATCCGCGGGGAGCGGGGGGAGGTCGAGCTCCGGGGGCCTGATCCCGGTTGACGCCTCGACCTGCTCGTAGTGCTGGCCCAGCGTCACGCCGTTTTTGTCCGGGATAGACAAGCGGAACGCCGCGCGAGCGTGCTCGATTAACCGCTCGGCGGAACGTCGAAAAAACTCGCGCGATCGTGTACGGCGTTATCATACTGGGCGAGGAGCCATGAGAACGCGGGGTCCTCGAGGAGCTCCTTAAACTGCTCTTTCGTGACAGGCTCGCCGTCGTAGATCATATCAAGCTCGATAACGATCTCGCCGAGGAGCCCCCGAGCGAGATCCCCGGGCTCGACCCCTGAATAGGTTTTCCGGAGGTCGTCCCGGATCCCCCGGTACGCCCGGCTATCCATGGAATAGGCGGTAATCGTCATGGGGTCGCCGTTATCCTTGCGGAGGATCTCTTTCGGTTTGGCAGGGTTCTTGAGCTCAATCGTGATCCGATCACGGGCTTTCAGGTTCTTGAGGTCCATGGGGCAGGGTCCTTTGAAGGTGAGAGGGGCGGACCAGAAGCCCGCCCCCGGGTTTCGTTTAGGTCTTGGTGATCTGCAGCTGATAGCCGCTCGAGGCGTCTTTCAGCGCAATGAACGGGATCGTGATCAACCGGCTCTGAGGGCTCCCAACCGGGACGGCCGCGCCGTTGAGTTTGATCCGGGGGAAATCGAACGTGTACGCGCCCCCGCTCGCCGGGTCGTCAAAAGTGACCTGCAGCGAGCTTTCGGTCTCGTTCAGGAACTTGTCGATCAACGTCGCGTCCTCGTAATAGGAGGTCAACGTCCCGGAGATCTCCGAGCGGCCGAACTCGAGTTGCGGCGTCACGTCTGACCCGAGGACGAACGTCGGCGCGAACGAGTTCGACAAGGTAAAATCGAGCTGCGTCACGGTCGCGATCGCGTCGCCCGTCGCGGTCCCGCCCTCAAAGATCGAACCCGAGTAACTGTCAAACGGTTCGCCGCCGGACGGATCCGACGGGGCGGCGAGCTGTGATGTGCCCTGCACAAGGTTCTTTCCGACGACGCCGAACGTCGCCGCGATCATCGCGTTCCGCTGGGCGCTGATCGCCATGGTGTTGACCGCGCAGCCCTGAAATTTCCGGTATTGCGGGGTCGAGAGGTCGAGCGCCGCGTCCTCGATCGTGAGGAACTTGGGGGTCGTCCCGTTTGCGATCACGCCCGAGGTGTCGAACGACGAGAACAAGGCGCTCTCGATCAAGAGGTCGAAATCAGTATCCCGGAGGTCAACAGAGATCGAGCCCCCGACCTGCCGGTTCCCGTGCCGATCGACCGTCGGCATGCGATCCCCGAGGAGCTCGTTACCTGCAACGCGCTCTTTCGTCAGATCGAGGTCGTGAGTGTTGAAAGGGAGGATCGCCATAGCGGCGGCGTCCGTATCAAAATCCGCTTGCTCGCCGATCGCGAGCCGCGTCCTTGCTCCTTGTGCGAATGTCATAGCTTTTTCTCCTTAGCTGCTCGCGTAGGTGTAGAACTTCACAGTCACCGTTACAACGTACCAAGGGGCATCGAGGAGCCCGTCGTTCCGCTCCGACCACTCGAACCGGACGTTTGTCGTCCCTACCGTCAGAACGTCGTCGACTGTGAAGGCGGCGCGGACGGCGTCGGCGAGGCTATCCGCGTCCCCGGGGCCTGTGCCCTCGGGAAAGTGTAGCACGACGAGAAACGTCCCGTCGTGCCGGATCTGGGGGCTCGGACCCATGGCGGCCGGCCGAGAGGTATCAGGGACAAGGATCATTCGCGCCCATGTCGTTCCCTCGGTCGGATCAAACCGGACATTCTCCCAGTTCCGATTAGCGGCCCCGGGGAACCCGGAGATCGCCGAGAGCCTCGTCTCGAGGGCCTGCCGTATGTCCTGCGTTACCGTCATTTGAACCTCGCCCGTAACCTTTTGACCCGAGCGATCGCCCGGCCCTCGATACCCTTAGCACGCCCGAGGACACGCCGCACGAACTGTGTCCGCGCCTCCACGTACTTGGCATAATTCGCGCCGTTCAGGAAATAGAGGGATCCGTCCATGAACGGGCCGGCTTGGCCCAGCCCGGCGAGCACGCTCGGGGGCGCCGACTGTGCCGCCGATATCCCGCTCGTAGGGACGGCCCGGGCGATCGCCGGGAACGTAGGGGACCAGAACCACGACGCCCGGAGCCGGCCGGTCTTGACGGGGGTATTCTGGACGATCTCCCGGGCGGTCTGGTTCATGACCTCTTGGCGTGCAGCCTCGACCGAAAGCCCGGTCTGCTCCGCTACCCGGTCAAAATCGAGCATGATCTCTTTACGGCTCATTTGCGCACCTGCAGGAGGTAGCCGATCACGGTCGCGTTCCCTTTGACGATCTGGACGTCGATCACGGTCACGGGATCCCCCTCTCCGATTATCTGGTCGCCCCTCTGCGGCGTCTTTGACAGGGCCGCGCCGTTGTAGCTTGCGGACATGGCGAACAGGCGGTCCCCGCGCTCGATCAGGGATCCGTCGATCGCCCCGTTCCGATAGTTCAGGAATATCCCCCGGACAGTCTCGTTTTGGTTCCCGCCGCCCCCGGACAGGCTGCTCGTCGCGGGGTCGTAGGATCTACTCGAATTAGCCGGGCG